CCTAAATCACCTACGGATAGTTCAAATGAATCTGTTTCCATCAGTAATTTTTAGGTTCAGGCGCACCTAAACCATTTGAAATATCTTTCCGACCAGAAACTCCCGTGGGAATTTCTTCAGGTTCTATTTCAGAAAATTCAGCCACACTCAAACTTCCGTTTTTTAAATATACCACAGGCGGATTTTCAAGCCTATGATATCCATATAATTTTTCTTTCAAAGCAACACTTGTATCTAACATTGGCGATCTCGCTGCCACTGAAACATCTATTCCTGCATCCATGCACTTAGATAACCAAAATTCACAACATGCCCTTCCCAACTCTCCAAAATGGACATTTGTAGTATAACTAAAGTCTGCTCCAAAAATACTGAATTTACCTACTTTTTTCCATAAAGCAAAAGCAATGGCATAGGCAATTGTATTGTTAAAATAGGCACAGCCTAAATCCTTGATAATTTTTTCCAGTGGATAAAGCTCAATGGCTGGTACTCTCTTATCCAATTCACAGGAATAAACAGGACATTCCAAGGTTGGTAAAATCTTACGCATCACCTCAGTCTGTGGCCCTGCGTCATCTGTATCAAAGAATCGGGAAACAGGGTCCATCATAAAAACACGATCTGTCTTGACTACCGCACACATGGAATTGATTGCCCAAACCTCATCGTATTCAACGCTGTGGGTAATACTCATGTGATAATCCAATTGGCTCTGACCCATAGCAACCAGGGCAACATGCTTACCTTCCAATTTTTTAATTTTTCCTTTACCGTTAATCATTGTGGTTGTGGTCTCAGTTTACCGTATCTATATTGATCTCTAGTTCCAAGCGCCTCGTTAAAGTTTTTAAGTTTTACAATAGCATCCTGAAATTTAGCTTCAAAATATTGAAGATCATTTGGGTCTTCCTTCATGAAAATTGAAGCCTCTGTCAAAGCACCATATAACAAAGCATCTTCTGCATTGATCGAAAGCCAAGTAGTTCCGCTGTCCCCAGCAGCAGTTAATGAGCCAGGACGATAAACATAATGAAGTTCAAAAGTTAAATTGGCGTTAGGTGTAGGAGCTAAAATAAATGTATCTTCATCAAACGAAGCATAATACTTCGGTGCACCTGTTGTAGCTGCAATAGGTGTATAGTCCCTGACCCAAGTAACTTGTTTTAAAAGTAAGTAAGTATATTTACTGTCTGAATCAAGAACCGCTAAACTAAGAGGATCTAAATAATCACTAGGTTTTCCTAAATAAGTATTTCCTGATGCAGCTGTTCCCGTAACATTTTTACGAAATTCATCCAATTGAACTGTTTTCAATATTTTTTCTTCAGATAACTTAATAAACGTATCTAAAGTATTTACAAATGTCGTTTCGTCATTATCCATATAGTTCTGGATTGCTGTTTTTAAACCTGAATATGTAAAACTCATGTTGTCACCGTTATTGTTCCTAAACTTGTTGTCCCTTTAACTCCAGTAAAATATGTTCCTATTATATCGGCAGTAGTATCCGTCATCGGAGATGCAGCACCAGCAGTCAGAACACCCAATTGGGCTTGAGGTAAGGATACCTCAGGTCTGGGTTGATATAAAGCCTCTGGATCAAAAGTTTGTTTTGCTGGAATATCTTGAGGTTGTCTAGGTTCATAACATTCAGGACAAACCTTCAAATTATTCCACTCTACTTTCATAGAAAGATAAGGATATGCCCAACCGCAACGATCACAAACGGCTAATGAATGCGTCCCTTTTGCATAAGTCATATATAAGTCGCTTTTGGTACTAGATGAAGACTCGCTCTTCCTCTATCCTCGTCTTGCGCTCTCTTAAGATCCTGTTCATAAATTTGTTGTAACATAGCCACTCTTTCAGGGCTTTTTTTGAGAGCCATATAATAAGCCAAACCAGAGACCATTGGCGGAATAAACCGACTAGGTATTTCTTGATCCTCTGCAGAAGCACCTACATCATCTATTCTCTGAATACGATAAGATAAGAAAATATCAGTAGAGTTTGGAGGAGTTGGCCAAAGATATAAAACAGGAGTAGTTTGTCTATCGACAAAAAATTCTGTTGGTCTAGCCTCTGTTGTCTTAGTAGGAATATTTAGATATTCCTGCCGACCAATTCTTGATAGTTGATAATCTGTCTGAATACCATTAATGGTGCGTCTAAGGACAGCCTCCAGTACATCAATATCATAAGCGTTCAACGTATAGCTTGCCGTGCTTTCAGTTAAAGTTAAACTGACTTCAGCAATCGTCCAAATATTAATACCTCGATTAGACCAATCCGCGAACATAACATTCATAGACCGTCTAGCCGTTGCAGCATCATAACCTGTCCGAGCCTCTAGCCCAGCAAGCTCATACGCTTCTTCTATTACTTCTCCCGTATCTAATGAGAATGTTTTAGTACCCGAAGTAGCCATGGTTTAAGAACCTGGAGCTTCATAATACTTCAAAAATTCACACCATACAGTGTACTCATTACCTGCATCAGATGTAGAGGGGACAACAAATAAAACATCGCCTGAATAACCAGATGCTGCTGTATTTTGTAATCCACCTATAGTGCTGAAATCAAAGGCATTGTCATAAGACATGGTTAGAAAAGTAACATCGGTGGTTGCATCCCAATCAAGAGAAGCAGGAGCATCAGTGCCTCCGCCAACTGTATACCAAATTCTATTCAGTGATACATGTGCGCAAGACTCACCGTTTAAAGTAGATGTGTTTAGTGCAGAAACATCTACTAAAGTAGTGCTACTTGCACTTCCATCAGAATAAACAGAACAATAAACAATGAGCTTCTTTTCACCATCATCTTGATTAGTGGGACCTGTGACTGTATTAGCCATAATTTATCCCCCTTATTCAAATGGAGTGGCTAAAGTACCATCACCATGCAAAAATGCTTCGCAATGCCATACTGATGCTGAAGTTGCTACCAGACGAATCACTCCGCCTACCAACCAGCCTTGTTCTGCTGATCCCAAATCAATGGTGTCATCATCACTTGCATCAGGTATGAAAGTATTATTATCTGTCGCAGTTGCTGGATCAAAGACCGTAGCAAAACCAGAGAATAAATCACTGGTATTGTCTGTATTGATCTGTCCTGCGCCTGTAAAGGTTGTACCAACGATAAAGGTATAGTTATATCCTGCTGCGGCTGTAGGTAGTGTTACTACAATACCCGCTGCCCTATTCAGTGTAAAAACTGTACCTGAATCGGTTGATTCTACTGATTTAGTAGCATCTGTAATACTACTGACATTAGAATAAGCAGAAACATAGCCAGTGGTTGTAATATTACCACTGCTATCAACGTCTAGATTAGTTGTTATAGCCCCTGTAGTGGAATTTTTGCTGATTTGTTCAAATCCGCCTTCCGATCTAACTGGACCATTAAAGGTTGTGTTTGCCATAATTTTTCTCCCGAAAAAAAAGTCTATCGTCTTGGCTTGTCTGCTAGGTCAGTCGATAGATAAGTTTACCCTAGAAAGTTTGATGCGGGTTGAGTAAGAAACCCCCGCATCACAGGTTCCATATTTCGCTAACTACACTCTAAGACGAGCCAGAGGAGCCATAGGCTCCAAGCGGATCACTAACCCCGAAGGAGTAGCGTTCCCGCGCCTTATACCTAACATTGCCGGTATCGAAATCACCATCCATGCTAGTTTCTAATGGTGTACGTGTAAAATGTTTTAATCCATTTGGCACATCAGTAATTAAAAACCATGCATTGGTATCTGTCAAGAAATGATTGACGGAATATCCTTCAGGGATAGTGCCATTCGCTTTCATTGCATTGATATCATTATCGGCAGTAGCCACTCTTAGATCAGATTCTAAAATACGAGTCGCAGTAAACATGCTATTAGGGGGAACAATTAACTTTCTTGGTCTTGCCGCAATTAGCAATCCTCGATCGTCAGTCCATCCAGCTATAGTAATAACAGCATTCTCTAATGAAGTTTCATTAAGGTCTGCTTGCGTACTAGGAGTATTGGCATTCGTTCCACCAGACACCAATGGGTGTGATGTTGAAAAGAAGTCAACTCCATCGCCAGAATTGAATGAACCACCTGAAAACCCTTGATTAAAAGGATTAGCAGATTTTACTTGCTTCGTATAAGCCATACTTCTCGCCAAAGCCTTTGTATATCTAGCACTTAAAGAATCATAAAGGTTATCCTCCATAGCTTCTTCAGTGATAGCAAAGCCCATAGCAACAGTTTCATGGTTATAACGTGCAGTGAAAGACTCTTGTGCATTATCATAAGTGATAGCTGAACCTTCGTCTTTTACAGGAGCCTGTCCAAAACCACTCAGCTTCAAATCTTCCTCGAATGAACGATCAGATGTTTCAGCCTCATAGATTTCTTGGTGCTCGTTTTCGTATTTAGAATATTCTAATCCAAATAAAGCATTTAAGCCGGGCAGAAGTTCTTTAAGTAGCTGTGCTCTTGAAATAGCCATTTATTTTTCTCCTTTAGCCTAAATGCCAGTCGTGTTGTCCATTAGGTGTCCAGCATTAAACTTAACAACGATGTCTGTATATGAATCAGCCCATGCGTTGTTTGGAGTCTGTACAACATCAACAATCCTTAAAGGGAGTGTTGCTGTTGTCGCAGCACTGGTAGAAATATCTACAGTGTTTTTGCTAGTACCTATTGTGGTTGAACCTGATGTTTGAGTAATCGCAACGTTACTTCCGAGAGTTGTTTGTGCGGCAGAGCCGTCACATTGCATTTCAAAAATAACATCGGGATCATCAATTACATACGCATAAGCATCAGATGCTGCTACGCTGGCTGTCCACATTTGGGCAAACGTCTTTTGGCTTGTATTAGGGTCAGTATATGTGCAGCCCATAAATATTCCTATAGGAGTTGCTGTTGTAGTCCCTGCGTCTTTTTCAACAGTACCGGCAGTTACTAACTTAACAAAGTCTCCAAAGAATATATTGGTTCCGTACGCACTAGCTATTTGATAGTGACGTACTTTAGCAGAAAAAGATCCACTGGAACTTATAGTCCCAATAGGTCTAGCACCATAAGGTGTTGCTGAACTAGGCATATTTTTCTTTCCTTAAATACAATATTAATATTCAAAGTAATTAATAAAATAAATTATTAACCACCCTTCCCAAAAGTAACCTTAGTTTTCCTCTCTTTGAACATTGGCATAGCAGGATTTTCTTCCTTCATGTAGTTTGAATCTACAGCACTCATCTGTCGTTCTGCTAAATCTTGATAATATTTCGATCTTTTAGCAACATCTTCTTCAGGTGCTTTACATAAGAGAAGTCCACCTACTTCTATACAGTTTGGATATTTAGAGTCATTATCAGTGACTATTTCCAATTCTGGATGGTCCTGTGCCCTAACTGGTTCCCAACCTTCCCTAAATCTTGTAGATACATTTAGGTTGTCAGATTGACCAGCAGCGCTGGTTCTGATCCAACGATAAACATATCCGGATTCAGGTTTAGGATCTGGAAGCAAGTTTGGAGGAGACCAAGGTTTACTTCGCTCATTTTTTTCTCTTGTCTCCAATGAGCGTGGAGTGCGCTTTTCATTTAACTTATCCATTTCTTAACTCCTTTGCATACTGAGTTGCATATTGTTCTGGTGTAAGTCCAAGTCTTCTGGCGAGGTCAACCTGTGTTTTTGTTAACTGCACTCTGCGCTGTTTTTGCCCAGTCCTATTGGCTGGCGCTACCACAGTCGATGGTCTCCGAGACGTTGCAGTAGTCGTCTCGAAACGTTCTGGAAATCTTGTTCTCATAGCATTATCAATTTCATTATAATACTTGTCAGCATCCCTTATAGGATCAACGCCTTGTCTAACCAGTTTGGAATGCATGCCATAAGCCAATGCGGTCATATCTTCATTGCCTTCTTGTTCAAACCAAGTATTACTCCTTATATATTCAACAGCTTTAGGATCAAGCTGTTGTTGCTGTCCATTAACAGTAGGTTGTTGTGGAACAGCTTGTTGTGGAACAGCTTGTTGCAAATTTCCTTGAGGGGCAGAAGGAACATAGTTTTCTACATAGTTCTTATCAGCATATGCTGCTTGCATTTGTTCCTGTGCTGCTAACAATTTATCAGTATCACCAGACTCGTAAGCCTGTTTATAATCTGATTTCGCTTTTTCAATTTCTGTAGTGCTACGAGTCTTGAGGCTATTAAGCAACGCTCCTTCACTTCTAGCTACAGTATTCTTTAATGCTTCATTTTGCATCTGAATATTTTTGGCAAAATATATTGCTTCGTCCCGCGTTCTGTTAGCCTGTTCCTTCTCGCGCCTTTCTTCGTGATAATCATATTTCAGTTTATCAATACGTTTTTTGGTGCGATCGCCAATTCCTTCTATTTCCTCGTCAACATCACTATCAACAGCAACCCTTCGAGGCTTTTGATCCTCTTCGGGTCGATCATCAACAATATCTATTTCAAGGTCTTTATCTGGCTCCGGAACCTGAACTTCCTGCGGAGAAGGCAAGCCTTCAAATTCTTCAGCTTTTTGTGTTGCTTCACTCATGCTCTTTGTATTCCTCTAGGATCATTTACAACAGCTTCGACAGTATCATCATTAATCAACCTGAATTCCTTGCCATGAATATTAATTCGTGTGCCACTGAAAGCACGCATAATAATCCAATCCCCTTCTGCACACCAAGGTCCAGTAGGAAATTTTGCGTAGTCTTTGTAACAGTCTGGTCCCATTTTTAAAACAAATCCAGTTACCGATGCAGTCTCTTCTATACGAATTGTGGACTCAGCTTTAATGATCCCACCTTCTGTTTTTTTGTCTGCTTCAGGTAATGCTATAAGAATTTTATATCCAATTGGTTCAGGAAGTTGAGAAGCAGTTTTTAGCTGAATAGCGTCTTCTGTTTCTACTTCTGTTTTTACCGCCTTTATTGTCATAAGTCTCCCTATGATGCATCAATATATTAAGGAGTATGATGTTTCTCCATCGTTTCACCATGAAACGTGCATATCTTTATTCTTCAACAACCTTATTTAAACTATCGGTTATTTCCCGAAGAGCGATACGTAACCCTTCAATGTTACCTCTGAGTCGATAAAATTCATTTAAGTCTTTTAGTTCCCCGTCAATGATAACATCAGTAACTCTTGTTATCTCATCGTTTAAACGTTCTGTCAAGTATTCAGTAAAACTATAATCACTAGGCTTCATTAATTTTTTAATCCTGATCGAGTAGTTTATCAGCTATCTTTCTTCCCAATTCAGCAGCCTTGGTTCTTTCCTGCGCAGACACTTTGGCAATTTCTGCACCAATCCTAGCGCCTTCCCTTTCGTTCTCTGCATCAATTTTAATTCTTTCCAGTTCATCCTTCATGGTTGCTTTTTGCATATCAGCAGCAATCTTGGCTTCATCAATGGATGCTTTAGATTCGGCAGATTGTTGCTTGATTTCAAGTTCCTGCTTTTGCATTTGCAATACTGGATCTTCCATTTGTTCTTGATATTGTTCTTGTTGTGCTTCTTGTTGATTTTTGCCAAGTAATTGTTCTGCTGCTGCGGCAACAAGAGCAGAAAGCCTTTCTTCCAGTTCAGGAGGCAGCGGCTCACCAACAGGAGGCAACTCTGTACCCAATTCTTGCTCTATTTGTTTCCTGTATTCAAAACCTAAATGCTCAACTATATGCGCACTCAATGCTGCTTGCATTGCATCAGCATTTGGTGCTTTGGAAGCCAGTTCCTGTACCTTTGGATCTTGTATCATAGACATGTGAACTGTTATATGTGCAGTTTGATCCTGATATTGGAAAGCTTTGACTGGTTTTCCGTTCAATATGTCCATATTCTCTGAAACTGGGTCTTTTGGCTTGATGTCATCCTCCAATGGAACGATATCATCCGGATCACGGATGCCCAATACCTCCAACATCTGCCTATGAAGCTTCGGCATGTCGTACATTTGCGGTGCAGTCTGCGCTAATTGCAAAGCAGCCTGATATTGCATGATTCTTTGTGCCATTGTTGCTGCATTTGGGTCTGAAACCGGAATTATGTCCACCCTATCATCAAAATCACTCACTTTTATGGTCTGATCGCCATCAATTTCGTATTCATAGGCTTCCGGCATGTAATCTTTGATGATTTCGGACAAAATACGCAATTCATGGCGCATTGAGGCGTGTAATCGGGACTGAATCGCACTCATTACCTTCATATTGCGCTCCAAGAGGGCTAATGTAGTGCCAACTGGAGCCTGATTGTTCATATCCGACACTTTTAGGTCGGTAATTGAGGCAAACCTTCGACCTTCTTCCACAATATTTCCCAATAATTGGTATAAAGTAGCTGAAGGTTCCTTATATGGGAGGAAAGTTATGTTATCCCTGATGCTTCCGCCCGGAACATCAACATCCCTGAACTCGCCCGGAAATATTGGAGTGTCATCACCCTTGATTCGCAAGCCTCTGGTCTTTAAACCGCCCGGAAGATTGGATAAAGTGCCCGCATCAACCAATTGCCTAAGCAAAGAAGTTGCTGACTTAGCCAAACCACCGACCATATGTATCAAACCGAACCCATAAAAGCCAAGTCCCGGCATATATTGGTAATGAACAAAGTGTTGCCTGCGCATTTTTTGCGGATCATCCGGCATATAGTTACGCCTTATTGACAAAACTGTTCCAGAACCCTTGTCAAGCGTTACCACATAGGGCAATGCAATACCTGTTTCTTTACCTTCCTCAGAATCTTCAAATCCTTTGAGATCCAAATCAACGTGCATTTCCAGCAAAGTATGAATTCCATCCTTGCTATATGTATTCATTTCATATTCGTAATTTGGTGTATCCCCTGTTAACTCACCATATTTTTCCTTGACCTTATCTGAAACTGCATAAGAGGATTGGGGCAATTCCACATCACGATAAAAGTCTGCATGTTGCAATTTCATTATATCGTTAAGAGTCATTCGCATAACATGGGTTGCACGTGTTGCCGTACGCAAATCAGATGCACCATAACTGACAACAAAATCTTCAGCAGGAATAAACATGGAACAAGGTCTCTGCATGGTTATATCCCAATATATTTTTTTAAATGCAGAACCCGCCAATGGTAAACTGAAAAGCATTCTTTCGACCTCATTTCGATACTCGGTCATAATATCTGTAAGAAGATAATTCATGTAATTCTCAACGCGTCTGGATTGCTTTTCTTTTTCTTCTGTCATCTTACCGACAATGTTTGTCCTGACCGGACCGCTTGCTGGTAAAATTTCACTTATAGCTTGTGATTGGAAACGAATGACAGCTTCGGAAAGAAGGGGATGATAAACACCACAGGCTCCAGACCAAGGTTCTGTCCTTTCCTCAATCTTCAAACCTAGATTGTCCAATCCCTCTATATAGGTTCTTTCCCAGTCTCCTCTTGAATCCTTGTCTGATTGAAAAGCACCGATCAATTCATTTGCCAAATTATCTAAATCCCTTTCGTCAAGATGTTCTGCAAGGTTTGCATTGAAGTCAACTTCCTGACTTGCATTGGGATCAAAATCAATAATCATTCCACCATCGTCAGTTTCTATAGCAACTGCTTCAGGATTGACAATTGAAATATCTACGTTTTCTGCCATTGTTCAAATTTTAAATCAATTAATAGTAATCAGCAAACCTTTCTGTTAATTCCGTTTCTTGTTCATCATGGCTCAGTGTAATAAAACCACCCTGCCTATACCGCAATAACGCCTGTGTTGAAGAGTCAACCAAATCATCGTGATCGCCAACAGGAAAAGAAGCAAACTGTTCCATAACTTCTTCTGCCCATCTTTTTGCAGGACACCAAACAGAACCGGAAGCAAATAAATCTGCAACCGCATTTACCCTAGCTATCTTATCATTTCCACGTGACGGAGTGAATTCCTGCACAGGTATTCCAATTTTTCTCAATTCAAAAATAAGAGGTGATCCCGCAGCTTTAGCCTCGACAATAAAAGCATCAGGCATCCAATTATTATACTGCTCATAGGCTCTGCGTTTTAATTCAGGAAATTCCAGTCGTTCCTGAAATGCATCCAGTAATATAATTTGCGGAGCCATATACCCATCATCATTCTCCATATAAAAAACACCCCATGTTGTGCATGCAGAATAGTCTGCCCTTTGTGTTTTCAAAAATGCCGTATCCCATGACTGAATTAAAAATTCACATTTTGGAGGATCTTTTTCTTCCCATATCTTCCACCATTCCCTTTTAACCAAAGCACTTTCTTCGGATACAGGATTCTGTTGGTATTGCGCTTCCCAATGAGAAACAGGCAATGTTGCCTTAATTGATTCCAATTCCTCAAGTTTCCAGAAATCTTCCCACAAACTTCTTCCAGAAGGGAGAATTGCCGGTAATTCAATTATTTCCCACTGGTCGCTTCCATCCCTTGTAATGCTATCTTTGAGAATTGACCCGCATAAATCTTTCTTTCCCCATCTGGTCATAACAATAATGATCGCACCGCCCGGCTGTAAACGCTGTCGCGGTCCACTCAGATACCACTCATAAGTATTTTCAAATATTTTAGGATCGGCAGACTGTCCCTGTTGTTCCGAATGTGGATCATCAATAATCAATAGATCAGCACCACGACCCGTTACCGCACCACCTACACCAATCGAGAAATATTCACCACCACCAGATATGTCAAAACGACCGGCAGCCTTACTGTCGAGATTTAACCCCACGTCTGGAAACACTTTCTGATATTCATCACTATCTATCAGGTTCCTGACCATACGACCAAACCTTAATGACAACTCAGCCGTATGTGATGCCATAATAATCTTCTTGTTAGGGGAGTTACCGACTATCCATGCAGGAAGCAACCAAGAAGTCAATTGAGACTTACCGAAACGTGGAGGCATGTTAATCATCAAACGCTTACACTGTCCACTGGCAACACGCTCGAAAGCTTCCGCCATCTTACTGTGATGCGCACCACAAATGAATTCAGACCATACAGAGCCACAAAAATCCAAAAAACTTTCCTGACCCTTTTCCCTAACAACAGAACGCTCAAGATTTCTTATCAATCCGTCTAATTCCTTACGTTCTAAGGTGTTTAAACGCTCTAAGCGTTCCGGAGTGATAAGATCAAGGACTTCTTCTACCTGTCTCTGTGTTACTTCCATATCAACATATAGTATTGTCAACCATATTAAAACACAATATAATGCTATTCAAGGGTATCTCCAATAGAGGAACTGTCTTACACCTTTATCCAGTTCCGCACCCTTTTATAGAGCCGTTCCTTCATGCGCAGGGACGGCTCTTCTTTTCTTTAATTAACCTATCTAAATACCACTTTGCTTTCTTTAAATCTTCTATCCCGTTTTTCTTAGACCATCTATGCATATATTTTTTTATATTCCCTTCAAGATATCCATCAAACTT